AGTACCAGACCTTTATGAAGCTTTCTACAGAGACACGAAACGGTTTGAAGATCTATACACCAAGTACGAGAAAGTACCTAGTCTCCGCAAGAAAACTATCTCAGCAGAAGAAGTTTTTAAAGGTGGAATTTTAAAAGAACGTACAGACACAGGACGTATCTATCTTGTGTTTATTGATAATGTTATGAACCAAGGACCATTTGATCCAGAATGGCACACTATCTATCAAAGTAATTTATGCTGTGAAATTTTATTGCCCACTAAGGCGTTCAAGAGATTAGATGATGAAGAAGGACGTATTGCCCTATGCACCTTGGGAAGTATCAACTGGGGTGCCTTTCGTAACCCAGAAGATATGCGACGTGCTTGTCGCATTCTACAACGCAGTCTATGTAATATCTTGGACTATCAAGATTTCTTATCAATTCAAAGTAAACTAAGCAATGACGAAATTCAACCTTTGGGTATTGGTGTTACTAATCTTGCTTATTGGCATGCTAAACGTAATCTCAAATATGGAGAAGCCGATGCATTGGGAGAGGTTAAGACCTGGATCGAGCATCAAGCTTACTACCTAACCGAAGCTACAGTTGAACTAGCCAAAGAAAGAGGCAAGTGTAAAGACAGTGATAGAACAAGATATGGACAAGGTATTTTTCCTTGGGAACTACGTGCAGAGGGTGTTAACGAATTAGCTGACTTCAGTCCTGAACTTGATTGGGAGCCTCTACGTGCTGAAATGAAACAGCACGGTGTTCGCAATGCTACACTAATGGCTATTGCTCCAGTCGAAAGTAGCAGTGTTGTTATAAACAGCACAAACGGTATTGAGATGCCCATGAGCTTAATCAGTGTTAAGGAAAGTAAAGCAGGGTCGTTTACACAAGTGGTTCCTGAATATCACAGACTAAAAAACAAATATCAGCTGATGTGGGATCAGAGAGACTGTGCCGGTTATATCAAAACAGCAGCAGTGTTAGCAGCTTATGTAGATCAAAGTATTAGTACTAATACTTTCTATAATCCTGCTCATTATGCAGATCGTAAAGTTCCTACTACATTGATTGCTAAAAATCTAATGCAGGCACACTACTGGGGAATTAAGACTTTTTATTATAGTTTAATTAATAAGACAGGTGTTAAACTACAAGAAGATCTCGGCGAGCCAAAGATGAATGGCTATCACGAAATTAATATGGATCTACTAGATGATGCCGACTGCGAGGCCTGTAAGTTATGACATATAGTTTTATTAGAAATGTATTATTAGAAGGTAGACCTGATAAATTAGAAATTAAAAAACTGCCTTACGATTATGACGAACTTGATCCAGCTATTTCTGAAGAGACAATAAGATATCATTACGGAAAATTGGCTAAGACATATGCTGAACGCTACAACAATAACGAAGGCGATCCAGTGTTCAACGAAGCAGGAGTTTTTCTACACAATATTTTGTTTCAACAATATCAAGGACCAAGTGGGTCAAACAAACCTACAGGAAATATTTTAACTTTTATTGAAAAACATTTTAAAAGTTTTGATAATTTCAAAAAAGAATTTGAAAAAGAAGCAATGAGTATACAAGGCAGTGGTTGGGTATATCTTAGCAAGAGCGGTAAGATTAAAAAAATTGTAAATCACGAAATTAAAAAAGATATAGTATTGTTAATCGATTGGTGGGAACATTCTTGGGCATTAGACTATCAATCAGATAAAAAGAAATATTTAGAAAATCAATGGAAAATAATAAATTGGGATCACATCAATGAGCAAACAGCAATATAATTTAAACACTAAGACAGACTATCTATCACGTAAGATGTTTTTAGATCCAGAAGGTCCTGTTACTATTCAACGATTTGAAGAAGTGAAATATCCTAAGATTCAAAAGATTGAACAGACAGCTAGAGGATTCTTTTGGGTACCAGAAGAAATTAGTCTAACTAAAGATGCCGGAGATTTTAAAGAAGCCAGCGATGCAGTTAAACATATCTTTACCAGTAACTTGTTAAGACAGACAGCCTTAGACAGTTTGCAAGGGCGTGGACCCGCACAAGTTTTTACTCCTTGTGTTAGTTTGCCTGAATTAGAAGCACTAATGTACAACTGGAGTTTCTTTGAAACTAATATTCATAGCCGTAGTTACAGCCACATTATTCGTAACATCTACAACGTGCCTAAGGAAGTGTTTAATACTATTCACGATACACAAGAAATAGTTGATATGGCCAGTAGTGTAGGCAAGTACTATGATTTATTACACAGACTAAATTGCCGTAAAGAACTGACAGAGAATGTAACAGAAATTGAACATGTCAAAGCAATTTGGTTAGCATTGAACGCCAGCTATGCTTTAGAAGCTTTTAGATTTATGGTTAGCTTTGCTACAAGCTTGGCCATGGTAGAGAACAAGATCTTTATTGGCAATGGTAATATTATTAGTTTAATTTTACAAGACGAACTATTACATAAAGAATGGACTGCTATGCTTATCAATGCAGTGGTTAAAGAAGATGAAAGATTCGTTCGTGCCAAAATAGAATGTGAAGCAGAAGTATATGCTATGTATGAAGATGTAATCAGAGAAGAAAAAGCGTGGGCAGATTATTTGTTCAAAAAGGGTCCTGTAATTGGACTTAATGCAAATATCTTAAAAGATTTTGTAGATTACACAGCAGCCGCGGCTCTAAAAGAAATTGGCATTAAGTATCAAAGTCCTGCACCGAAAACTACACCAATACCTTGGTTCAACAAGCACAGCGACACTAGTAAGAAACAAACTGCCTTACAAGAGAACGAGTCGACTAACTATGTTATAGGTGTTATGTCAGATGCTATAGATTATGAAGAGTTGCCAGTATTATAATGAAAAAATTAGCCATAGTTGGTGCTGGAACAGCCGGAATACAAGCATTGTGTCATTTTTTATCATACTTAGATGAAACATGGCAAGTAGTGTGTATTCATGACCCTTCTACGAAAATTTTTGGTATAGGAGAAAGTTCTAATCCTTCTTTCATCGCAGCTCTTCAAACTGGTGCAGATTTTGATCTAGTCTTTGATTTAGATAAATTAGACGGAACATTAAAGTTAGGAAGTCTATACAAAGATTGGAGAGAAGCTGATTTTCTTAATCCGTTTTTAGCAGGATCTTTGGCGATTCACTTTGATTCGGAAAAATTGAAATCATTCATACTGCCTAGATTAGTAAAAAAATGGAAGGAAAAGTTATCTGTCATAGAAGGCAAGGTAACATCGGTAAATCAAACTAACGAATCTGTGTTTCTATCTATCAATAACATCGACTATTCTTTTGATTATGTAATGGATTGCACAGGATTTCCTTCTAATTTCGAAAACTGCGTAGTCTTAGAAGATTTCACGGTAAATCATGCATTGATACATAATGTTAGACAACCCGGCGACTGGCACTATACCGGACATACTGCTACTCCAGATGGGTGGATGTTTGAAATACCCTTAACTTTCAGAAGAAGTTATGGTTATATGTTTAATGACAAAATTACATCTATAAATGATGCCCGAGCAAATTTTTCTCAACTCATTAATATACCTTTGGAACAATTAGATAACATCGAATACACTTTTAAGTCTTTTTATAGTAAAAATATTTTAGATAACCGAATTATAAAGAATGGCAATGCTGCAATATTCTTCGAACCATTATTTGCTAATTCTATTTTTAACTATGATAGAATTAATAGAATTTTCTTTGATTATATAACCCAGAAAATGTCTGCAGATAAAGTTGAATCTGATTTTCGATCTCTTGCAGAACAAGTTAGAGATATGATAGCTTACCATTATATTGGAGGTTCTACATATGATACAGACTTTTGGAAAATTACTTCTGAAAAAACAAAACCAATAGTTTTCAACTCTGTTTCATTTAATTTTTTTAAAGATTCATTAAAAAATATAACTAAAAATAAAAGTTATAGTTATGGAACTGGTAATAGTTGGTGTTTTAATGAACCTGCACTACTATTATTAGATAAAAATTTTCAATACAATTTTTATGTAGATGGAACAGAACATTTTATAGTATGAAAACACTAAGAGAATATATTAATTTGGTCACAGAAGAAGCCATAGAAGATAATTGGTTTAAAAGTGGAGGATTTAAAACTTATAAAAAACCAAATCCTGTCCATTATGAAACAGCTACAGATTCGGGAACAATCGATACATTAGAAGGTCCTGTTAGATATGAAGCTGGTCATAAAATTATTACTGGCCCTAAAGGAGAAAAATATCCTGTAAGTCCAGAATCGTTTTATGACAAATATGATGTAGATGATGAAAATACAGCAACACCTAAAAAAATAATTAAGTATGCTAAATTAGCAGACCATGATGGAGTATTACATACATCTTGGGGAGATCTAGAATACACAAAAGGAAATGATTATATAGTAAGACATGGCGAAGGAGATTATGGTGCAGTTAAAAAAGACATCTTTCATCAAACTTACGATACATCAAATATAAAGGATAAAGAATGAAAGCAGTAGTATGGAGTAAGTACCATTGTCCGTTTTGTGATCAGGCCAAGGCTTTGCTCACAATGAAAGGCATTGAATTTGAAGAAAAGAAAATTGGAGATGGATTTTCCAAAGAAGATTTATTAGAAGCAGTTCCAACAGCACGTACAGTTCCGCAGATTTTTTTAGATGGAAAATTAGTCGGTGGATTTACAGAACTTAAACAATATTTGAAAGGCTAATATGTTATTAGAAAAAACAAGATTTGATGAAAACGATGTAGTTACAATTAAGTTAATGTCAGGCGAAGAAGTTATAGGTAAATTTGTCAGTGATGATGAAAAACATTTTACATTGGATAGGCCTTTAATGTTAGCTATGAGTCAAAAAGGAATAGGAATGGCTCCTATACTAGTCACCGTGAATCCAGAAACAAAATTAAGATTCAATAAAAATGCAGTTATAGTTGCCGCACATTCAGATGACGAAATTGCTAAACAGTACATATATCAAACTACAGGTATTCAACCTGTAACTAACGGAGGGATAGTTTTATAATGCCATCAGTAGCTAGAATCGGGGATACTATATCAACTGGGCACGGGTGTGATGGAACAACTACATTAACCAGTCCATCAACTAACGTATTTGCTAATAGTAAAGGTATAGAAAGACAGGGAGACCCTACTGTCGTTCATCGTTTAACAGGTAGAGGTTGTTCAGTCACTCATACTGCCGTTATAAATGTAGGATCTGGGAACGTGTTTGTAAACAATAAAGCAATCGGAAGAGTTGGAGATTCAGCCGATGCCGGTGCTATTACATCCGGATCACCAAATGTATTTGCCAATTAAGTTGACTTTCGACCAACAAATCGTTATGTTTAATTCATGAAGAAAAAAATTATTTTAACTGATGCCGACGGTGTAATTTTAGACTGGGAATGGGCATTTAGAATTTGGATGCAAGAACGAGGATATAAACTTATCCCTAATGGGCATTACAGCTATCACTTTCACGATCATTTCGAAAATTTAACTCAAGAAGATTCTAAGAAAATGGTAAGAACTTTTAACGAAAGTGCTGCCATAGGTTTCCTTCCTGCATTAAGAGACGCTGCACACTATGTTAAGAGACTACATGAAGAACATGGTTATCAATTTCATTTAATCACTAGTCTAAGTAAAGATGAAAATGCACAGCGTCTTAGAGAAATGAATATAAAAAAAATCTTTGGATCTAACACATTTGAAAAATTTATTTTTTTAGATACTGGCGGAGATAAAGACGAGGTTTTATCTAATTATAAAGACAGCAACTTATTCTGGATTGAAGATAAGCCAGAAAACGCAGATGTTGGATACAAATTAGGTTTAAGATCTATTTTAATGGAACACGGACATAATATGAATCATGCGTGTTCTTATCCAATTGTAAAAAATTGGAAAGATATATATAACATTATAACCCAAGGAGAAAATAATGAGTAAGTATCAAGAATTAGTAGCATTAGTAGAATCAATGGAAGGCGACTTCGAAAAGTTTTATGACAAAGGTGTAGGCAGTGCTGGCACTCGTGTGCGTAAAGGACTACAAGAATTATCTAAGTTTTGTAAAGATGTGCGTAACGATGTAACTGCTGTCAAAAACGAACGTAAAGAATCTAAAACTAAATAATTTATAGGAGGCCAATATGGGTTATAGAGCTAAAACAAAAACCAAAGCAGCAGCAAGACGTGTTTTACGTAGAAAAGGAAGAATTTAAAATGGCTAAAATACTTAGAGAAAGAGCAGCAAAAACAAAAGCAGCATCAAGAGCTAAAACTACGAGAAGAAAGAAGAGCAAATAATGGCTTATTCGGATCAAGTTGTAGACCACTACGAAAATCCACGTAATGTTGGAAAACTTGATAAAGATGATCCAAGCGTGGGCACCGGGTTAGTTGGTGCACCTGCTTGCGGAGATGTACTTCAACTTCAAATCAAGGTAGAGGACAATGTTATCACAGATGCTAAATTTAAGACATATGGTTGCGGTTCGGCGATCGCATCTTCGTCGCTTGTCACTACGTGGCTTAAGGGAAAGAGTCTGGATGAGGCGAATTCGATTAAGAATACCCACATTGCGGAAGAACTCGCGTTACCTCCTGTCAAAATCCACTGTTCCATATTGGCGGAAGATGCAATTAAAGCAGCATTAGCAGATTATAAATCAAAAAATGATACAGCTAACAGAAATAGCAGCGAAGAAGGTACAGCAACAACTATCTAAAAGAGGTCGAGGCCTTGGCATAATGATTGGTGTAAGAACCACCGGTTGTTCAGGCCTCGCCTATAAATTAGAGTATGTTGATAATCCTCCGGTAACACGTGATTATATGACATACGATAGCAATGGAATAAAAATTTGGGTCAACGGCCGAGACTTACCATACATTGATGGAATGACTATGGATTGGCGACGTCAAGGTCTCAATGAAGGTTTTGATTTTATTAACAGTAAAGAAAAGGACCGATGCGGTTGCGGTGAATCATTTAGAATCTGACTATGTGGACTAGAGAAGATACCAAAAATTGGTTATTTCAAATAGAGCATAGGATAGAAGATTTTGAATATTATCTAAAACAAACCGAAAATTGGTGCGAGCTTCATGGCATCATCAACGATGCACAGTTGTTTATGTGCTACACAATGACCATTGTTTGGGTCAGTTATATGAGAGGCGAAAAACTAACCAAAACAGAAGTATTTGAAATTTTAGGATTCGAACAGCCTGATTTTTCGAACGACTTATATGAATTGGGTATAGAATTTCAAGACCTCGATCACGAATCATTGCTATATAAAGTGTGCAAAAATTTCGCTGAAGATTGACATTTACCAAAATTTGTAATATAATACATGTTTTAACACTTCAGGAGACATATTTTGACTATGCATTTGGAAGGCCCGTGGCTATCAACTACAGGCAAGCGAAAAGGCAAACAGAAATTTAGAAATTCCGAAGAGGCACAAAAGGCAAGACAATTGGACGAAGATTGGAAAGAATTACAGAAAAAATGGGGCTTTGAAGCTGAACAGAAGCGTAAAAAACGTGCGATGTCAGCAAGTACTTACGTAGCACCGAAACCGTTTCATAGAGGTGCAGATCAGCCCAAAATCCCAAGTTTACCATTTACTGGTGGTGCTTGTACTAAGCCTGAACAAAAGGTTTATACAGGTACAAAAGTAAAAGGAATCGGTACTATGCACAAGTCTAATGCAGTTCCTATCTTCAGTGATGAAGAAGCAGTTGACATTAGCAAAATGCGTAGATAATTCATTTTCAATCGAGATAATTAATTAACGGTTTGAAAAAAGAGAACTTATGGCCCTCGGATTTCAGCCCACAGCAGTTTTTAATATTTTTTGGACGGCTGGTGTGTAGCGATACACATTAACTAATAGGAGGATTTAACTATGGAAAAATATCTAAGAATTGGTATGCTCGTGCTGGGCGTATTCTTAGTAGGATCAGCAATACAGGCTATTACCAAAAATCGTATAGCCTACTATAAACAAGTCGAAATAGCTACTCAAGCAAAAATTGAAGCTAAAAATCGAGAACTTGTTGCTCTAAAAGATAGAGAGCGTCAATTAGAATGTTTGGCAAGAAATGTTTATTTCGAATCTGGATCAGAAAGTTTCGAAGGAAAAGTGGCAGTGGCCCAGGTTACTTTGAATAGATCAAAGCATCCTAACTTCCCAAATGATATTTGCCAAGTAGTCTACCAAAAAACATATTTTGACAAGTATGTTGTTTGCCAATTTAGTTGGTACTGCGAGAATGGTGGCAGACCAAAAATTAAGCATCCTGAGTTGTACAAAGAAAGTTATGAAGTTGCTAAAAAAGTTCTTTTGGAAAACTTCCGCTTATCTTCAATGAAAGATGCTATGTACTTTCATGCCGTTTATGTTAACCCAAATTGGGGTAAGGAACGGATTGGTGTAATCGGTAATCATGTTTTTTATAGGGATCGAAATGTCAAGAGTTAATAGATGGATCGAACACACTAAATTTGTGTTTACTAAACGAATTGGTGTAATTAGTTCAGAAACTATGGCTTGGTTGGCCAATATCATGTTACATGCTGCAACTATTCCTAGTTTGTTAGCAGTTAGCATGAGTCTTACAGATAAACTACCTAGTGTAGATTTGGTTTTACTTACTTGGGGTGCATTGACTTTGCTATTTGCCAAGGCAGTGATTATCAAAGATATGCTCAATGTTGCAACAATTGGTTTTGGATTTATCATTCAAAGTGTATTAATGATGTTGATTTTCTTTAAATAACCAAAAGTTGTTGACATTTGAAACCTTCTATAGTATTATATGTACTGTAGAAGGTTTTTTATTTTTAACACACAGAAAGGCACATATGAAAAAGGCATTTGTAGTTACTACTGTAGCACTTACCCTTACCGCTTGTTCAAGCATGAGTACTCTTCAAACCGAAAATGTTGAAAAGAAACAAGTACCCACTTGGTATCTAGAACATGCCGATACTGGAACTGAATCTAAAGGATTAAAGTTTTGGGATCGAGAAGGCATGTTTTATGCAGTAGCAGAAGATGTTAGTCCAAGTATGGAAATGGCATTGAAAAAAGCTACGCTGAAAGCAAAGGCCAAAATTGTAGACCGAGTCAACGGTGAAATGAACAACCGCACAACTTTGGTATATGGTGAATCTGGTTCTCCAGATGCTCCTATTGGTCGTGCCGAATCACAAGATGTTATTGTTAACCTTATTGCAGAAAGTGTTCTTAGAACTTATGGTCTAGAAAAGAAGATGGTAATTTGGAATCCAGAACTAAGAAACTATCGTGCTTTTGTACTAATGAAAATTAGTAAAAAAGATGTAGAAACTATGGCAGCACAATATGATCAAAGCAAACAGGTCAAACTACAGAATCGAGTAGCAGGCAAAACTGTAGACGAAACTGCTAGAGAAGTTCTTGAACAAGCGAGAAAATAATGGTACGCTATCTTGTTCTAGTATGTAGTGTGAGTCTCGCGGCTTGCACTACATATTCTCCACGTGCTCAATCTGAACAATACTGCGACCTTAAATCGGAAACAGTGGTCATTAAAGGTAAACACGGACAAGTTCAGGATGAGAGAACTATCGAGGTTATGAAGTGTAATGATAATCAGGTAGACAGATTGTTTCATGCACAAAGTGGTATGGCACAAAATTGTGGCGAATACAAATATTTTATGACACTTAATAATCGACCAGTAGAACGGAGAGGATATGCCTGCAAAAAATTTGATGGTACTTACGAAATTGTGCCTCATCCTAGTATGTACCAATAGTTTTGCTCAAAGTTGGGAAACACCAGTTTACGAAAATTGGCAACGTTCTGACAATCTTCCTGGATTTTTCTTTAACATTACTAAATGGTTTTCAAAAAGATTAAAACCTGAAGATGCAGCAATGCATACTCAAAGTGTATATCATGCATTGAACAATCTAGAAAATGGTGAACTGGTCGAATGGTTTAATCATAGAACAGATGCACAGGGCAAAACTAGAATCGTTTACACTTATCCAGGTAGTGGCAACATTTGCCGCAGAGTACATAGTTGGGTAAGGTTCGGTGCAGACGAAAAAAGTTTTCAAGATACTGCCTGTTATAATAATACAACAAATAGTTGGAATTTTATCGATAAATATTGACTATGAAAATTACATTTGCCGATAAAGGTATAGCATGGCTTGCCTTATTAAGCGGCCTTTCCATTTCTGCTGTTGCAGTTTACTATTCAGTCGCAGGACTGATTAGTATTTTCGCCGCCGCGGCGATTCCTATTGCTATTATGGGAATAGTGCTTGAACTCAGCAAATTAGTAGCCACTGTTTGGTTAAAACAAAACTGGTTCATTGCACCAAGATTAATTAAGGCATATCTATTAATTGCAGTTACCATTTTAATGGTAATTACATCCATGGGTATCTTTGGTTATTTGTCCAAGGCCCATTTAGATCAAGCAGTACCTACAGGCGATGTTGTTGCCAAAGTCGCATTAATAGATGAAAAGATTAAAACAGAACGTGATAACATTGATGTTGCTAAAAAAGCACTACTGCAAATGGATGCACAGGTCGATGCTAGACTAAGTCGCAGTGACGATGAACGTGGTGCAGAACGTGCAGTACAAATTCGTAAAGCACAGGCCAAAGAACGTGCCAGCTTACAAGCAGATATTGCAAAGAGTCAAAAAGCTATTGCAGCATTAAACGTTGAACGTGCTCCAATCGCTAGCGAGTTACGCAAAGTAGAAGCCGAAGTAGGCCCGATTAAATATATTGCGGCTTTACTTTATGGTGATAATCCGGATCAAAATGTTTTAGAACGTGCTGTACGTTGGGTAATAATTTTAATTGTTATCATTTTTGATCCACTGGCAGTTGTGATGTTATTAGCTAGTCAGTATAGTTTCCAATACTTTAGACGAGTCAAGGAGGAAGAAGATGCTGCTGCCGATATTATTACCGCACCTGATAGTGTACCTGTGGGTGGACCTGTGGTTGGAAATGAACCCGTGGTTGAACAACCTATCGAACAACCCGTCGAAGAATCCGCAGAGCCAATAGTTGAATCTCAACGTGTAGAATATACAAGTCCTGGTCCTTGTCCACATTGTGGCAAGCATTTAATTGTCGCTCCTGGTATTGATACATTCTGTCCTGATAAAGAATGTGAATATAATAAATCAGGCAATCCAGAAGTTGATGCTTTCTTCGCTCATTTAAGAGAAACGGCCAAAGAAATAGACGAAGGCAAATATGAAGCCGATGATGGTCCATTGACTGATGAGCAAATTGCTCAATTACGTGAACAAGCCGAAGAAGATCTTCCTAAAGGCGATATAGTTAAAACTGATAACTTGTTCGAAGAGAATCAAGAACCATATCCTTTCCCTATGCAACGTCCTATAGAAGGAGATGCTAAGTTAGAACAGGACATTATTAATAGTATGCCTGTTTTAGAAAATGAAGAAACTTGGACTCAAAGAGTTATAGATGAGCAGGATGATCCCGAAGACACAGATGCAAAACGTCAATGGAAATTAGAAAATCCTAATGACACAATTAAAAGACAACGAGCATTATATGAAAAAGGTTTAATTGATCATCTTCCTTGGGAAACCATAGAAAAATTTGACGAAGAAAAAACTGCTGATAAAATAACATATGTTCAGAACCAAGAACAGAATCAAGAATCAATTTGGCAGCAAATTAAGAAAAATCAAAGCTAAGTAAAAGATGCATATTGGAAAAATTAATTTAATCACAGCACCTGACAGATTATATAATTCGAATATTTCGTACCTTTTGGTGAAACCTAGTGCCAAACTGAAAATTCAATTTCAGCATAATCTAAAACAAATAGATGACGATGTTAATGTTTACATTTTTGATGATACAGAAACTGACATCGATTGGCTGTTAAGTGTAGGCAAGATTGCAGATTTCATTATTGTAGATATAGATAATTGTGATTATCAAACAAAATTGTTTATATCGCTTTTGCTGATTCAACCAAATTCTTACTACCTAACTAGTGACGAATCTACTCCTTGGTCTTTAATAAGTAGGAATAGGATTTTTAATTTGGACTGGGTATTAGAAGTTTTAAATGGAGATGACGAGGAAGACGATGCCTAAAAAAGGAACTACAGTAATCCTTAGAGATGGAGACGATGTAAACAAGGCTCTAAGAAAATTAAAAAACAAAGTCGAAGAAGGCGGAGCATTAAAAGCTCTTCAAAAGAAAGAACATTACGAAAAACCCACAACTGCTCGAAAGCGTAAAAAAGCTGCTGGCAGAGCACGTTTCTTAAAGAAATTAGAAAAAGAACAATTACCAAAAAAGTTGTTTTAATTAACAAAATCTAGTACAATAAAATTTTAGAAAGAATTTATGCTATCTGATATAATGATAGATTTGGAGACCTTGTCTACTTCAACAAATGCATCGATATTAACTATCGGTGCTGTAAAATTTGATCCGTTCAACAACGATATCGATAATTCTACTTGCGAGAAGTTTTATCTAAAAGTAGACTTAGATAGTTGTGATGCACTAGGCTTAGATGTAAGCGAAGATACATTAGAATGGTGGAGTAAACAAAGTAAAGAAGCACAGGAAGAAGCTTTCAGTACAGACAATCGAATTCATATAAGAGAAGCATTTAATCAATTGTATAAATTTTGTTGGGGAGCCAAGCGTGTTTGGAGTCATGGTGCCGCTTTTGACATTGTTATTTGCGAAAACGTTTTTAGAAAACTTAATAAGGCAGTCCCTTGGAACTTCTGGGAAGTTAGGGATACTAGGACGCTTTTTGATTTAGGGATTGACCCTCAAAGACCTCCAGTGCTTAAACACCATGCTTTAGAAGATGCTTGGAATCAAGCAGTAGGCGTACAAAATGTATTTCAAAGGTTACGCAGCAGCACACAATTTAATGGAAAACTGATTCAGCCCTTGGCTAATCAGAGATAAATAAAATTGTATATCGCCATACGGGTTATACAAAGGACATGAGTCCAAACAATCTTGCTTAATTAAGGAGAAAATGTATGAGCAAAATCATTGGTATCGATTTGGGTACAACAAACAGTTGTGTAGCAGTAATTGAAAATGGCACAGTTAAAATTATTGAAAACAGTGAAGGTGCCAGAACTACTCCAAGTATCGTCGCATACACAAACGAAGAAATTTTAGTTGGAGCACCAGCTAAACGTCAAGCAGTAACTAATCCTAAAAACACAATCTATGCAGCCAAGCGTTTAATCGGCCGCAAATTTAAAGAACAAGCAGTACAAAAAGATATCGATTTGATGCCTTACGAAATCACAGAGGCTAAAAATGGCGATGCATGGATTCGTGCTAACGACAAAGAATTAGCACCTCCTCAAATTTCAGCAGAAGTTCTACGTAAAATGAAAAAAACTGCTGAAGACTATCTTGGTGCAGAAGTTACTCAAGCAGTTATCACCGTACCTGCATACTTCAACGACAGTCAACGTCAAGCAACTAAAGATGCTGGTAAGATTGCTGGATTAGAAGTTCTACGTATTATTAACGAGCCTACCGCAGCAGCTCTTGCATATGGTGTAGATAAGACTGACAAGAAAGATCGTAAAGTTGCTGTTTATGATCTAGGTGGTGGTACTTTTGATGTTTCCATTATTGAAATCGCCAATGTAGATGGCGATAAACAAATCGAAGTACTAAGCACAAATGGTGATACATTCCTTGGTGGCGAAGATTTTGATAATCGTATTATGGATCATCTTGTTTCCGAATTTAAAAAGGAACAAGGAATTGATTTGAGTAAAGACGTTATGGCACTACAGCGTCTAAAAGAAGCAGCAGAACGTACAAAGATTGAATTAAGTAATAGCACACAAACTGACGTTAACCTTCCTTATATTACCGCAGATGCTACAGGTCCTAAACATCTTAATATTAAAGTAACTCGTGCAAAATTAGAGAGCTTAGTCGAAGATTTGATTCAACGTAGTCTTGCTCCTTGTCGTCAAGCATTAAATGATGCAAAAGTAACTGCCGCCGATATCGATGAAGTTATTTTAGTTGGTGGTCAAACACGTATGCCTAAGGTGCAAGAAGAAGTTGAAAAACTATTTGGCAAGACACCACGCAAAGATGTTAACCCTGATGAGGCAG